TCGCGCCAACAGCAGCGCCTCGCCGCCCTCCCCGCGGTCTACAAGACCCAGTCCGAGCGCCTCGCCGTCGAGCTGGCGCTGAAGCTGGACGACCCCACGGTCATCTTCGCGCGGCACGGCTACGACGCCCACCAGGCACTCGCCCTCCTCCAGGCGCCGGACTTCGCGGCGTTGCTCGAGCGCGTCGCCAAGGAAGTGCAGGAGCAGGGGCTCTCGTTCCGCGCGAAGGCGCGCGTGATGGCCGAGGACCTCCTCCAGCATGGCTACGAGCTGGCGACCGACGAGATGGCGAGCGCCGCCGTGCGCGCGGACCTCATACAGTGGTATGCCCGCATCGCGGACCTCGAGCCGGCGCCCAAGGAGAAGGGCGGAGGCCAGGCCGGGGGTGGGGGCATGGTGCTCAACATCACTTTCGCCGGCCAGGAGAAGCAGGCCGTCATCTCACCGGCTACGTATGAGGCCGAGCGATGAGTGCTGAAGCGCAACGAGGGCGATGGCGCGCAGCGACAAAGCGATACGCAGTTGCGCATCCGCACAAGGTCCGCGCCCGCTGGGCGCGCTATAGAGATGAGAATAAGGAAAAAATTAGCGCACGGCGAGCGGCCTATTACCAAAGGAACAAGCAGAAGATAAAAGATAAAGATGCTCTGCGGCGAAAAGAGAGCGCGGAAGCGGTTGCTCGCATTCAAAGACGCTGGCGAGCCAAGAACAAACACGCGATAAATGCACATACCGCGCGACGGAAAGCAAATCAACTCCAAGCCACTCCTGCTTGGGCCAACCAGTTCTTTATCGACGAGATCTACGACCTGGCGCAGCGACGGACGAGGGTGACTGGGATCGAGTGGGAAGTCGACCACGTTGTTCCACTGAAGAGCCCGTTGGTATGTGGACTGCACGTTGAACATAACCTACAGGTGATCCCCGCGGTAGTAAATCAAGCTAAGGGCAACCGGCATTGGCCGGATATGTTCGAAATGAGAATAACGTAGTGTCCGCTCGAGTTTTCGTCCACCCGCGCTGCCACGAGGGCCCCGCTCTCGCGACCCTCACGGCGACCCTGAAGGCCCACGGGCTCGACATGAACAGCATAGGCGTCTCGCCGATGGACCGGCGCGGCCGGCGCGAGCTGGTGCGTAAGGTCGAGGAGCATTACTCGGGGGCCACGCTCGAGCGCATGGACGGCACGCGGTACAGGCACTTCACCGGCTGGCCGGCGCCGTGCGGATCGGACGGGGCGTGAAGCTCGCGGTCCTTACCGTCGTAGCACTCGTCGCGGTGCTGCTCGTCGTGTTCCTGGGCGTAGTGATCGTAGTGCTGCACGCAGTACAGGACTGGATAGGAGATGACGATGCCCCTCGACAAATCGGGTAGCAAGAAGGCCGTCGGCGCCAACATCAAGACCGAGATGGCGCACGGTAAGCCGCAGAAGCAAGCCGTCGCGATCGCGCTCTCCGTGCAGCGCCGCGCGGGTGGATACGGCGCGAAACCCAGGAAGAAGTATTGATGGATCTCAATATCAAGTTCCCCGTGACGGTGTCCGCGTACATGCAGTCGGACGCGCGCCACCGCCTGATCGTGGGGCCCTTCGGCTCGGGGAAGACCGTCGGCTCGTTGGTCGAGCTGCCGCGCCGCGCGGCCATGCAGCGTGTGTCGACTAAGACGGGCAAGCGCAAGAGCCGATGGGCCGTCGTGCGTAACACCATGCCCCAGCTCCGCGACACGACGATGAAGTCCTGGTTCGATCGGTTCCCCAACGGGTCGATCGGCAACTACGTCTCGACGACGAAGACCTACCACATCAAGCAGGGTGACCTCGACGCGGAGATCGTCTTCCGCGCGCTGGACACCGCCGATGACGTGAAGAACCTCCTCTCGCTCGACCTGACGGGTGCGAACCTCGCCGAGTTCCGCGAGATCGACCGCGACATCTTCCAGGCCCTCGACGGCCGGATCGGGCGTTACCCGATGATGGAAGAGGGCGGCCCGACCTGGGTCGGCGTCTGGGGGGACTCGAACATGCCCGAGGAGGGCTCGTACTGGTGGTCGATGATGGAGGGCAAGGACCCGAACGACAGCAAGATCCTGAAGCCCAACAGCATCGCGCTGTTTAAACAGCCTCCCGCCATGCTGAAGACCGTCGACGGGCAGTACACGCTGAACCCCCGCGCGGAGAACCTTGGGAACCTGCCGACGGACTATTACGAGCACCTGGTCAAGGACAAGACCGACGACTTCATTCGCGTCAACGTGCTCGTCGAGTACGGGCGCTCGAAGGGTGGACACCCTGCGCATCCGTCGTTCAACCGGGACCTGCACGTCGCCAAGGGGGCGCTGATCCCCAACAAGGACCTCCTCCTCGTGGTCGCCGCCGACTTTGGGCACACACCGGCGATGGTGCTGAAGCAGCAGGACGCCTACGGGCGCGTGCTGACGCTGGATGAGGTCGTTACGTTCGGCACGAATCTGGAGGCAGCGATTGAGGACAAGCTACTCCCGCTGCTCAGGCAGAGGTATGACGGTTTTGAGATTTTCGTCACCGGCGACCCGTCGGGGAACACAGGCTCGGACTCCGACGATACCGCATGTGTCGATATTTTCCGACGTTACAAGCGGAAGGGCCTCGGGCGCGTGAAGCTCGCGTACTCGAACAGTCCCATCCACCGGCGCGGCGCGACGGATCATTTCCTCTCTCGCCTCGGCGCGAACGGGCGGCCGGCGTACCTGGTAGACCCTCGTTGCGAGTGGACGATCCAGGCGATGAGCGGGAAGTTCATGTACAAGAAATCGAAGGACGGACGGCACCTCGATGAGATCGACAAGAACGACTGGTCGCACATCGGCGAGGCGAATGAGTACGGGGATATGTACTTCGAGCGCGGCGGGCGCCGCAAGGCCGAGCACCAGGAATACGGATACGACGCAGCGCGTCAGGCGCAGCGCCAGCACGACGAAAACATCTACGCATCACCGAGGTAGCCGATGGCACAAGAACTCGTACTGAACGAAGAGAAGCTGATGACCTTGGGCCAACGGCTGTTCGGCACCTGGGAGACGCATAAGAAGGATCGTCTGGCAGCCGAGAACCGCTGGTTGCAGAACCTCCGGCAGTTCCGGGGGATCTACGACCCGGAGATCTTGAAGATGATCCCGAATGATCGCTCGAAGGCGTACCCGAAGGTTACGCGCTGGAAGTTGATCGGCACCGTCGCGCGCCTGATGCAGATGCTCTTCCCCCAGACGGAGAAGAACTATGGGCTGAAGCCTTCCCCCATGCCGAACCTCTCGATCGCCCAGTTGCAGGAGGTGCTCGATGACGTCGTCGCAAAGAAGGCCAAGGCCGAGCAGATCGAAGAGAAAGATGTCGTCTGCAAGGACGAGGATATTGAGCAGGCGATCTTCGAGTACGCGAAGCACAAGGCCGGGCGGATGGAGCTGAAGCTCGATGATGACATGCAAGAGATGGAGTACATCACGCTCGCGCGGAAGGTCGTATTCTCCGCCTGCCTCTACAACATCGGCGTCCTGAAGGGCCCGATGCATAAGCGGTACAAGGTGCGTACCTGGAAGAAGGATCTCAACACGGGCCGTTACGTCGCGCAGGAAGTGGATAAGGTCAAGCCGCTCCTCGAGTTCCTCCCCGTGTGGAACTATTACCCGGATATGTCGGCGAAATCGCTCGACCACCAGGACGGGCAGTTCGAGCGACATGTGATGACGCGCCGGCAGGTCGAGGAGCTGGCCGAGCGGCCGGACTTCCTGCAAGCGCCGATCAAGGCGTGGCTCGCGGCTCATACGACTGGCAACCACATCCCCGAGCATTGGGAGACCGAACTCGCGAAAGAGCCGAAGGGTGACAAGAACAACGTCAACCAGGGCGACGGGCGGAAGTATGTCGTGATCGCGTACTGGGGTGATATCACCGGCCATGACCTCGCCGCGGCAGGTAACGCCATTGCCGAGGCGGATCTGGGCAAGACTTACCACGGCAACGTGTGGATGATCGACAACTCGGTCATCAAGGCCAAGGTCTCCCTGATGAAGGGCGAGGTACGCGAGCACCACGTCTTCGTGTTCGAAGAAGATGATCTCTCGCTCCTCGGCAACGGCCAGTGCGACACGCTGCGCGACTCACAGCTTTCGATCTGCGAGTCCGCCCGCATGGCCCTCGATGAAGCGAGCGTCGGCGGTGAGAACCTGGAAGTCAACATTGACATGCTGACGCCCGGGCACAACACCGATCAGCGTTCCTACAAGGTGTGGAAGCGCGAGGGCGAGGGCGCTGTGGCTGGATACCCCGCGGTGCGGCCAGTGCAGCGGCAGAACCGGCTCTCGGAGTTGATGAACATGGTGCAGATGTTCCTCGAGTTCGCGAACAACGAGTCTGGGCTCCCGCCCCCCTCAATGGGCGACGTCTCGGGCGGCGGCTCGGAGGCGCTGCGCACGCAGGGGGGCGCGAGCATGTTCCTCGGCGCCGCGTCGCTCCCGATCCGCGACACGGTACGAAACTTCGATAGCTTCACGATCTCGGTCATCACCGCGCTCGTCAAGTGGAACATGCGCTTCGACCCAGCGGACTCTCGCGACGGGGACTTCGATTGCATCGCGCGCGGCTCGACGAGCCTGATCGCGAAGGAAGTGCTCGCGCAATCGCTCGACGTGTTCAGCACCACGCTGACCGACGAGGAGCGCGCCCACGTCAAGACCCGGAAGCTCTTGGAAGCCCGCGCGAAGGCCCGCGACATACCGACGGAGGAGCTGTTCGAGTCGGAAGAGACGGCGAACGCCAACATCGCGGCGCTCCGCCAGTC